TTCCTTGGGTCCCTTGGGTTCCCGTAGGTCCCTGGGGTCCCTGGGTTCCCTGAGTCCCCGTAGGTCCCTGGGTTCCCTGGGTGCCCTGAGTCCCCGTAGGTCCCTGAGTTCCCTGCGTTCCCTGGGTTCCCGTAGGTCCCTGAGTTCCCTGCGTTCCCTGGGTTCCCGTAGGTCCTTGGGTTCCCTGGGTTCCCTGGGTTCCCGTAGGTCCTTGGGTTCCCTGAGTTCCCTGGGTGCCCGTAGGTCCTTGGGTTCCTTGGGTTCCCTGAGTACCAGTCGGTCCCTGAGTACCTTGGGTTCCCTGAGTACCAGTCGGTCCCTGAGTACCCTGCGTACCCTGAGTACCGGTGGGGCCCTGAGTTCCCTGCGTTCCCTGTGTACCAGTCGGTCCCTGAGTACCTTGGGTTCCCTGAGTGCCGGTGGGTCCCTGGGTTCCTTGGGTTCCCTGGGTTCCAGTGGGTCCCTGAGTTCCTTGAGTCCCCTGGGTTCCAGTCGGCCCCTGAGTTCCTTGGGTTCCCTGGGTTCCGGTGGGTCCCTGAGTTCCTTGGGTTCCCTGGGTTCCGGTGGGTCCCTGAGTTCCTTGGGTTCCCTGGGTGCCCGTAGGTCCTTGGGTTCCTTGGGTTCCCTGGGTACCCGTAGGTCCTTGGGTTCCTTGGGTTCCCTGGGTGCCCGTAGGTCCTTGGGTTCCCTGGGTTCCCTGGGTTCCGGTGGGTCCCTGAGTTCCTTGGGTTCCCTGGGTGCCGGTAGGTCCTTGGGTTCCTTGGGTTCCAGTGGGGCCTTGGGTTCCGGGGGTTCCGGGGGTTCCTGCACTACCCTGCGCACCTGTGGGTCCTTGCGTACCCTGGGTTCCAGTCGGTCCCTGAGTACCCTGAACTCCGGTTGCGCCCGTATTTGTGGCACTTCCTATCGCACCCTGAACACCTTGAGGTCCTGTGGGGCCTGGTCCTCCGAGAAATCCATCTGTACCCTGAATACCTTGGGGTCCCGTGAATCCAGTTGCACCTGTATTCGTGGCGCTTCCTGAAATGCCTTGGGTCCCCTGGGTGCCTGTCGGTCCCCGAGTGCCCTGCGTTCCCTGGGTGCCTGTCGGTCCCTGAGTACCCTGCGTACCCTGGGTTCCCGTAGGTCCTTGGGTTCCCTGAGTGCCCTGCGTACCGGTGGGTCCCTGGGTTCCTTGGGTTCCTTGGGTACCGGTGGGTCCCTGGGTTCCCTGAGTCCCCGTAGGTCCTTGGGTTCCCTGCGTTCCCTGGGTTCCAGTGGGCCCTTGGGTTCCTTGGGTTCCAGTGGGTCCTTGGGTTCCCTGAGTTCCTTGCGTACCCGTAGGTCCCTGAGTACCCTGGGTTCCCTGGGTGCCGGTAGGTCCTTGGGTTCCTTGGGTTCCTTGCGTACCGGTGGGTCCCTGGGTTCCTTGAGTGCCCTGAGTACCGGTGGGTCCCTGGGTTCCTTGGGTTCCTTGGGTTCCAGTGGGTCCTTGGTTTCCCTGAGTGCCCTGCGTACCGGTGGGTCCCTGGGTTCCTTGGGTTCCTTGGGTTCCAGTGGGTCCCTGGGTTCCTTGGGTTCCCTGGGTGCCGGTGGGTCCTTGGGTTCCCTGGGTTCCCGTAGGTCCAGTGCCACCATTACCCGCAGGTCCGGTGGGTCCAGTGCCACCATTACCCGCAGGTCCAGTGGGTCCTTGATTTCCAGATCCACCACCCGTTCCAACATAAGGCAGAAGGTTCCAACCGATTGTTCCGTCACCAATTTTCATCTGACCGGTGTCCGTTTCAACGCCGGGCTCACCGGCAGCCAAAATTGGATTGATTGAAGTCCAGCGCGCAGCTGTGTCGCGCCGAAGCAAAAACTTGCTGGGCGTAGTCAGACAGGGTCCTGACATTGTTATACAGCACAGACATTCGCGTCGGCATTTCCACCATCAATAATCTCGTCGCCATTGCCATCGTAGATCTGGCAGTACTCCGCCATCGCATCACCGCCATCCAAGATTGTAGCGCAAACCTCGGCAACCTGCTTGCAGACGCGTACGCAGACGTTCGACATTGCAAAGACCTCCACCACTCCCGTCGTGAATCCAGTGGTGTGCGTGGTCTCGCGCATGGTCCGTCCAGATGCCCAGTGTCCGTCAATCGTGACCTTCCTGCGGATATATTGGGTATACATTGATGCATCGCGATTACCACTTCCGGTCGTCCGTTCTTTTCCGGTTGACACAGGGACTAAGAATCCAGGTACATTAGGAACCTGATCTAACACGGGGAGCTGCGAGTGTTTGTAGGATGTATAAAGCAAAAAGGTTAAAAAGAGGGTCGTAAAGATCCCGGTAATCCCGAATTTCATTGTGTTTCTCAGCGATTAGATCGCATCGACATTGACCTCGGCGTCGTCCTCGAAGAGAATCTCATCCTTCGACTCCTCCTCTGCATTCGCATCCTTGATAAACAACCGAGCATCCGCATTTGGCTTGATCTTGCGATAGCGGACCACCTGCTCTGGCGTCATCACCGCAATGATCTCGTGCGTCTTGCCACCCAACTCAGTATCCGCAATAATCACCAGGCTACCGATATCCACCCACACCGACTTCTTACCCTTCCCGCGCATGCCACCTCGCAGGGGTGCCTGAATGAGCGATCCCTCACCGTGATCGTTGAAATGAGCAATCTCCATACGCCCGCATCCCAGCCTACGGACCACCTTGCCGATGAGCACCCCATCTGTATCCGCTTCACTGATGATATCCTCGAGCAGTGCATCTCCCTTGAGCCGATTGTTGCGAGCCTTGTTTCCCTCGGAGTTCTTCTGAGATTTGTGGCCGGAGCCTCCAGTCATATTGCGAGGCATTTTGAACACTACCTCTCTTATTCTCAGGGAAACAGATCCGTTTTGTGTGGGGGGTGTGGGAGGAGCGACCGTCCAAAATGGATCTCAAATCAGCAAAGAAGTGGAAGGTGGGCGCCGATCAAAATGTCTTCCATCATCATCAACTCCTTCTACCGCGCACTCTGCAGCATCAACGACTACACCCCGATCAAGGACATGGATATCAAGAAACTCGCGGTCACGCTGGTGGACGCGCTGTACCCGGAGGACGGGTACGTCACGCTGGAGGACAATCCTCGCGGCAACTTCCGGATTCACATGAACGATCAGTTCATGGACCGCATGCGCGCGGAGGTGGCCAAGGGTCTCACGGTTGCAGAGGCAATCGAGACAACGGGCCTCAAGGAGGAGAAGCAGGAGGCCACAGTTCCGGTTGCGGTTGCGGTGCCGGAGGTCAAGGAGGTGAAGGTCAAGCCTCCGCCCAAGCCGAAGGCGGCACCCAAGCCGAAGCTGACTCCCGAGGAGGAGGCAGCCGCGAAGTCCGAGAAGGAGGCCAAGGCACTCGCAGACAAGGCTGCGAAGGAGGCCGAGAAGGAGGCCAAGAAGGCAGCAGAGAAGCTGGCAAAGGAGGAGGCTAAGAAGATCCCGAAGCCGAAGTTTGTCGGGAATATCGAGAAGCTGAATCCTACCCAGGAGAAGTCCTGGAAGAAGATCGCAGCGGATGCGAAGGTGGATCTGACGGATGACCACAAGAAGCGGTTCATCACAACCGTGAATGCGCTGGATCACACTGTGTACAACCAGAAGAAGCTGGAGGTTCACATGGCGGAGTTCTTCGTGCCCAAACAGGAGACGAGAGATGAGGAGTTGGTTCAGGTGGACTTTGAGGGAAAGGAGTACTTTGTGAACAAGGACGGAGCTGTGCACAAGGAGGACAAGCAGGAGGATGGGTCGGAGATCTACAAGAAGATCGGCCATGTCGGAATGGCCGAGTTCGCAGACATGAAGATGCCGGATGCTGCGGAGTTCGAGTAGATAACCAACACAACACAAACTTACTTACTTATTTTTTACATTGTGGTGCGGCACGTCGGACAGGGCTTTCTGCAGAGACCCAGGAAGCAGTTAGACATGGTCAACACATCCGGTGCACGAGGGGCCATGAAGGGTCCTGCCAAAGGATTCACCTCGGGGAACACTCTGCTATCACGGGCATTCTGGGCCGCATCCGCTTCCACGTGCTTACGAACAATTGACGTGTAGGCTGCAGCGCCTGACTGAGGCTTCACAAAAAAGGGAATGATGGTGTTCAAACGGACCTGGGAGGATGCTGCAGCATTATTTCCTATTTTTGCATAGAACGTCACAGTCGCTGGCCCGTTACTCGGTGAAGTACCTGACAGTGTCGCAAACGTTCCCGTCGGATCCGGGACAAAGGTAAATCCAATCGGGACATTGAGCGAGTAGTAAAAGATAAAACTTGCGCTACCAGTGGCTCGAACCGGGAAGGTATACGGCACGTATTGATACAGAGTAAAGTTCGACTGAACTGGCTCGACAAACGACAAGGTACCCGGCGGAATGTAGATGCTACCTATGGTCGGGTTTGGATTCGCAATCGTTGTTGACAGAATCTTAGAGAACAGTGGGGTTCCAAATGGACCAAACTGTATGATTCCACTAAGAGGGCCGATTGAGACCTGTTGGTCTGGCCACGGAGTTGCGGCTAGGGACAGGATTGTTGGTGTATTGGACCCAATGCTGGGCTTGTTCCCTGCGATCGTCCATGCGTTACCGTTAAAAGCAATCGCGCTCCAGCGAACGGTCGAGTTGCCAGGGGGAATCGTGTACCTGGCCCAGTTGCTAAGGTCGGACGAATACGCGATCATATTGTCCCCATTTGAATCAAGTCCACATGTCACCCACGTATTGGCTGCATACAGAATGTCATTCAGAACCACGGTTGCCCCCGACATAAAAGCTGGAACTGAAGACGACGTCCAGTTTGAACCTGAATTCGTGCTGTAGCTGATGGGTGCTCCCACATAAGCACCACTTCCGACTGCGACAAACGTGGTGTTGCTCGTAGCAAACCTCTTGATATTCGACATTGTCGGAGGGGTGACTGAAGCAGCCCACGTAATGATGGCTCCTGTGGGAGTGCCTACATAGACAGGGTTTACCGGCTCAGTTTCATTGGATGCCTGTCCAAATAGGTAGCGCCCGTTACCATAAATCATCGTTGTGTCCTTCGTCTCATTTACCGATGGAATAGAAGCTCTTTCCGTCCAACTGCCCGTACCCCCCACTCGGGTATACACACGTCCTGCTCCTACACCAATACTGTTTGCTTGTACCAGTGCCCATCGTCCTGCTCCATCACTTGCAATATTCAAGTATCGTCCCGCATAGGCTATGCCACCTGACGGGACAACTGTTTCCGTCCAATCAACAATGTTTGTTGCCGGATTGTAGACGCCGTCGTAGACATTTGAAACGTTCATTGCCATAAACGTGCTGTCATATTGGGCCAAATCTGGATAGAGATACCCGTTTGCCTCATAACCACTTGGTATACCACCTGACCATACTTGGTCGGTGACTACCTGACTGCCGTTTGGGTTTGCAGTAAACACATAGTCCGTTGTAACACCACCCTGGGCGGTGTTACTGACCGTTCCGATGCCCGTATTTGTGGCCCCAGCAATCAAGAGCTCTATGGATGGATTGTTGAACGTAATGACAGCTGGGGTTGTGCTTGTCACTCCCGAATCAGTTGCAGTAATATCGACAAGATACGTCGAATAGACAGGCCCCTGCGTGAAATCACCCGATAACAGCCCAGAGGGTGTCAGTGTGAGAACTGGAGAAGGAAATGTTGCAGGGTAAAGTCCAAACGAATAGGTTGGATTAACAGCTGCGGAGCTCGAATATTGAAGGGTCTGAAACTGGATATTCGAAAAGACAGGGGTGATGATATCAATCGCATTGTTTTGCAGAAGCAAAAGGTTATCGGGTTTCGCGGTGTAGGAGTAGGTTTGGGCTGATGTAGGCGGCAGCTGGTACCCTGTGGATGCGTTTACAGTGAACGTACTATTCGTGGTTCCAGTGAACGTACCCGTGAGCAAGCCAGTCGGACTGAGAACAAGTCCCGGTGGCATTGTACCTGAAAAGGACTGAATGGGTCGCTCACTCAGAGTTGTGACAATGAACTGATACGGAGTAGTTAGCCGATTCTGAAAGAATGTAAACGTAGGAGTGGGAAACGTAAAGACATCGGAGGCAATTGTAACGTTCAAAATCGTTGTACTGGCTGTTCCTAAACTATCCGTCGCAGTGATCGTGACCGGAGTTGAGACCAAAGATGACGTAGGTGTTCCGGTCAGATTTCCGGTCGACGATGACAACGCAAGACCATACGCTGTAAAGTCCAGCGAAGATGAATACGTGATGCTAGATCCCGAGGTGGATGACGCAAAGAACCGAATCGGAGTGGTGTAATACCCCGTTTTTTCCACAGACAGCGGACGGGAGACAATGAACGTAACTGAACTTCCGTTGACAGGTGTCGGGCTTTCAAATGTCACCACGTTCGCATTCACCGTGATTGGAACCGCAAGAGACCGGGACACGCCGTTCGAGTTTGTGGCCGTAAACGTATAGGTTCCAGAACTTGCAGGAGACGGGGTCCCTACGAGAAAGCGAGACCCTGCAACAAGAGATGACAGAGAAAGACCTGGCGGAAGAGAATCAGCCGTCAACGTAGCAATCCCACTGCCAAGTGGGAAGTAAGTCCTGGCGGTCACGACAACATCCGTTGAGATCAGTGGCTTCTGGGTATAGAGTAGACTAGGTATGCTTGCAGACACCAGGACCGTCTCTGCAAAGGACAGAGAAATCACCGACGTAGCGATTGTCTGAATAAAAGCCGGGCTCATGTGGTATCCGCTGAGTGTAATGAGATACGGGTTTCCTCCTGCCACGAATGTATTTGCTGTTGCAACTGTAGGTGTTCCAATCAGCTGAATCGGTGACGCGGGATTTACGTATTGAGAGAAAGCGATCGGGACATTGCTCACGTCAACAAATGAAAACCCATCGGGGAGGTCAGGCGTCCATGCGTACTGAAAGTTATTAGCGGGTCCATTATCGTTGGGCTGAATTGCCGTGAAGGTAACGGGGGTAATCGGGGTCCCAATGAGCATTCCAGTGACAGACGGTGCTGCAGGAGTGATCACAACACGAGGGGCACTGACTCGAATGGCAATGTCAACTGTAACCGTTCCATTATTCGCACTATTGGTTCCGATAAGCTTGTAGTTCGACTGAGCCTGTTGCAGGATAGGGGATCCCTGAAGAGTGAAGCTCTGCCCCGTATAATCGGACTGCACGACAGATACACCCGGTGGCAGGGTCGGAGCCGACACAAGCGTATCAATTGGGAAAACAGTCGACAACTGTGGATTCGACCCGAATGTATTGCTAACATTTTCGTACTGATACATCTGATACACCTGTCCTTGAACAGGAGGGAAGAACCGTCCAATGCCGACTGTAATTGTGGTCGTGCTTGTTACATTCGGAGCACTACCGACCGTTCCCAATACAAGGCTCAGAGGGTACGTATACCCCACACTGAAGGTTGCATTCAAGGTCACCGTTCGTGAGTCTGTCTGCACAAGAAACGGCAGCAACTCGATAGAGGAGTTGCTAAACACAAGCGTATGTCCAACATCCGACGTAAAGACATAGGATCCAGTCGGTTCGTATTTGTAAAAGGAAAGTGTGGATATGCTGGGTGTAATCGCAGCCATTACTTACTTACTGAGAGGTTTGGTTTGAGGAACGGCTACTCGCACTAACTTCTTTTTCGGCTTCTTTTTCTCAGTCTCGCGTTGCGCGGGAGGTATAATCTCCGTAAACCGAGCTGAAGCCGTCTCCGTCGATAGCCCCCGGTAGACCATGTCCAGTTTGAGCTTGATGAGGTTGGAGTTGTCGTCCATACTCTTCCATGCGAACATTTCGCGTTGCAGACAGCCACGGAATGGGCTCAAATGGTATGCGCTTTGTCTCCGCCTCTTCCTTGGCGGTTGCATAATACTGAATGTACAGGAAACATCCAAAACCACCTACGACCAATACAAGCATCACGATGTTCATCATCCACGATGAGGCTTGGATCAGATCCTGTTTTCGTTGAACTAAATTACTTTCAATTCGGCCTAAGTCGAACGTGTCGACGAGGCTTGAGGAGCCGGCGACGTGCATTGTTCTGTAGGGGGACTCCATTGTACGCCGAGGAACGTAAGCGTCTCTTTGGACCATGAATTCTTCAAACACGAGCAGACGCGGAGTTTCTCTGGATACACGAAGACATAGCGCTCAAGATCATAGATCTGGCGCCGAGTCCAGTTTTTAGTACAGACAGTATGGACACCCTCTGAGTATCGCAAAAGGTTGTAGTCCATTACGCAGACGACTGGAGGCTGTGTGTATACGGGTTCTTGTTAAAAGCATCCAACAAACCCGGCTGCTCGTTGCGGTTCGTGTAGACATCCTGCTGCAGCGGTACGACATAGCGCTGCGATCCCTGTTGAGAGGACGTCGGCGCCTGGCCACCGAAGGTCATGAGAGGAGCCTCGAATCCGCGGGTGTTGTTGTGCAGGGACTCGTCGCGGTGAGTCTGGATGTTGTACGACTGGGGGCCGGCCTGGACGGCCATGCCACCCACGGGTCCAGGAGGCGGCGCGCGGCCCTCGACGGTGAGCTTCATGAACTCTTGGAACGGCTCCGTGAAGGCGCGGATGTAGGTCATGCCACCCGCGGCGGCCGTGGACGCCGGGTTGGCGTTGAGCATGCCCATGGACTCGCGATTCTGGAGCTTCATCATCTGCTCGGGGTAGAGCGAGCTCGCCACCTGCTGACCCTGGGTGGTATTGACGTGATCCAGGGAGCCGTCGGCACCCGTGAGCACCTGGAAGCGATCCGGCTTGTTCTTCTTGACCGGGGCCTGAAGACCCATCTCGGTGATGTAGAACTTACCCGGCGTAGGCTTGGAGGTGTAGGTGACCTTCTCCTGTCCAATAACACGGAGCTCGTCGGTCGTCTTGGGCATGGCGTACTCGCGGATCGCATCCTGCTGGTAGCCACCGGACGGCAAGTTCGTGTAGCCGTCGTTGACACCGGGGCCGACCTGGATCTGGTCAATCGGGAAGGTGTTCTTGGTGGCCATGGACGTCACCTGACGCTCCTGCTCCCACTCCGTCTCCACGGGGGTCTTCCACGGGCGACCTCCACCCGCCTCCGGCTTGAAGAAGGCAGGGAGTTCCTCCTTATGGAAAAACGTGGTCTTGCCCTTGCCGGTGTAGAGATCCAGCACACCATCGGTCGCTCCTGAGTACATGGACTGGGTCTGCTTTCCACCAAAGAACGGGACCATGTTTCCGTGACCCGTCTGATCTTGAAGGATGGTGATCTTATCCGTAGCAGACTCCTGCTTTGACGGATTGACAAAGGTCTCCATCGGGCTAATCTTCGGTATGGACTCCGAGTTTGCAACAGCCGGCTGCGTAGCAAGAGAATATCCAAGGGCGGCTAAGCCGACAAGCATGGCGACCTCCATTTGTAATGAAGTCGCAAATAATTCACTTAGGAACAGCATACGTTCACTACAAAATGCTATCGTTCCACATTCTGATCGCAACGATCGGGCGCTCATCTCTTCAGCAAATGCTTGACTCCGTTCTTCCGTTCCTTACCGAGTCTGACCACGTCACAGTTGTGTTTGACGGTGTTGAGCCAACTACCGTGAATACTGAGTCGAGGGGACATGTTCATATCCGCCACGAGCCGGTTGCTCTTGGATTTTGGGGTCACGGCGTTCGTATGGCGTATGCGTCGCGTCTTGAAAAGACTGATTTTGTCATGCATGCGGACGACGATGATGTCTATGCCCCGGACTCGTTTGATGCGCTCCGTAAACAGTGCCTTGATCCCAACACGCTCTATATTGCAAAGGTCTACAATACGACACGAAAGACCTTCGTACCAAGCTACCCGCAGATTGTAAATACAAACATCAGTACCCAGTGCGGTATCATTCCCTATGAGCTGAACATCAAGGGTATCTGGGGATTTTGGTACGGAGGCGATTTCACGTTCTATGACTCGATTCAGACATTTGCACCCGTGGTCTTTCTTGACACTGTCATCTATTTCTACAACTGCCCCTGGGCGTAAAATGGAACTGTCGTCTGCCAAGGAAGGTATCCTCATACAAGATGCCTGCCACCACTCGCTCGACCACTCGCTCGTTCCACGCTGCCGCCAACGCCATCAATGCTGCAGGAAACACTCCACTGTACATCACGGTCTATCCCGGTCAGGTCGCTCCACCCAATGACAAGAAGAAGTGGTCGACGGAGGACCATCGTACGCTCCTTCGCATGTGCCGTCAGATGGACGTGATGCCAGAGACCATGGCAGCTGTGCTGGGTCGCTCGGAGGACGCGATCCGCTACCGTCTTGCCAAGATTGTCCATGAGCACCTGGATGGTCGCACCGACCAGGAGTCGATCAAGGAGGTGTCGGATTGGATTCTTCCGAACTACTGAATACGGTCCTGATTTGCAAGCCGCGGTTGTTCATTCGTAGGAAACGGTGCCACCGCATGAGACTGGGGCTTGAATAGAAGCCATTGAAATGGATAGGTCGTTTCCTTGCCATTCTTCTCAACAGGGACTACGGTCGCTGTACTCATTTTTTTTCTATCAAACTTAGGTGTCGGGACAACAGGTGGGAGCCTAGGATCCATTAAAATATGACGTCAAAATAATGTTGGGGTTCCTATTTGGAGTCATTCTCGTTCTCTTTTTGATTGTCAACTGGAGTCACCTTCAACGTGAAGGATTTATCTCCCTCCCGGAGGCGTTAGGTGGCCAAGAGATCCTGAATCTCAGAATCCTAGGCTTATTCAAGGATGAAACATGTTCGCCGAATGAAAGCTCTGAAGGAGGCCTGTGTTACAAGCCATGCAAACCAGGGTTTTATGGTAATCTCACCATGTGCGTAGCCGAATCACACAACCGAGGAGTCGGCACTGTGATTGGTCTTGAAGATTGTCCGGCTGGATTCAATACAGAGGGTCTCATCTGTCGCGAGCCCCTTCGAGGAGGTGATTGCAGAACGTGGTGGGATGGATGTTCGAGCCGTGCTCCTGGCTGGCTTGGAGGAGGATGTATCGGAGGCGCAAAGACTGAATGCACACCGATTACAGGAGGTCGGTTGAAGGGCCGTCTGGATGGCGGTGGCAAGTGCCCGGGACCCCAGGGAGGCGATAAGCCGCACAAGTACGAAGGAATGTGCTATAGCAATTGCCCGAAAGACAAGCCAGTCCCCATGCCGGGTCTCCCGTATTTGTGTTACAAGGGTGGGCCCCTCACCTATGATCGCGGTGTCGGAAAGGTGCCGTACATGATTCGTGTTGGCGGAGAGCACACATTCTTGGGACGGTTGGATTAGGGTTATCATAGACCAAAATTGCTTGCCTATCTGTTTTGAAAGAATTTTTTCATGACCTCGGCGAGTCGCCCCTTCTCCGCTTCTGCGTCCGCTTCTGCGTCCGCCGCAGCCTTCGCCGCTGCCTGCCTTTGGGCCACCGCCGGATCCACAGGAGCTGCCTCTTCGGCTATTGAATTGGTGAACGGAATGACGTCCGGGTCAAACACTTGACCCTCAGAGATACGCACGATCTTATTGACCCCCGGAGCAAGTTGATATCCAATATTGCATTCCTTTACCCGATCCCGGTGTACATCACCATAGGTAGCGTTGTTACACGTGAATGGGTTTCCAGTTTTTAGTGCAGAGAGTGTCTGCTCCATGATGGGATTATGTTTCTCGTTCGTCCCCCACCACGCATGGGTGATTCTTGGCATTAATTTTGCGTCTTTTCCGGGAGCACCCATGGAACCTGTAGCGCCGACGGCTCCAGCGCTTCCGGCAACTCCATCCTTTCCAGTCTTTCCCTCCTGACCCTGGATTCCTTGATCTCCCTTGTCACCTTTATCACCCTTCACACCCGGATCTCCCTTTTGTCCAACGACACCTACGGTGGATCCAGCTGTACCCGGGATACCTTGCGCTCCTGTGTCACCCTTGTCACCTTTGTCACCCTTGACACCCTGGATACCCTGCTGACCCGTCTGACCCGGGTCACCCTGCTCACCTCTCTGTCCGTCGACTCCATCCACTCCGGCCGGTCCTTGAACTGTGCTAGCCTCTCCGGTCAGTCCGATCGGTCCCGGGGGGCCTCGATCACCGATAAGACCATACGGCGCTGCTGTGTAGCTACCCGCCGCAACCGGGTTCTCTACCACCGATTCGTCGACTCCCGAGGTGCCTACCACTCGCTCCCTGAAGGTCTCCCGTGCAGTGTCACCTGCCTTGAACTGACTGCCGTACCGTCCTGCAAGGGTCGAATCATATCCAGACCACTCAACGCGCGAGAAGGGTGTCATGGTGAACGTGGCGAGTTGCTTTGCGAACTTGGCAACCGCAGCACGGAAGGCCACTGTGTCTGTGCCCGGAGGAGGCAGCGGGAGTTCCGCCTTGCCCTTCGGCTTGAATCCAAAGCAGTTCACACCGAATTTCGTGTTGGGGTCGAAGTAGCCGCCGTTGACTCCCGGGCGACCGCAGGCTGTACGCTTGACCGTGTCCGGCTCAGCCTGAAGAGATTGCCAGGTTCCGCGCTGTGTGGGGTAGAGAGCAAACCCACCAGCCGACCATCCGTAACTGCACCATTCTGCACCGCTATTGTAGGCATCCGTGACCTGCTCAAGAGTGGCCAGTTCGGCTCCGTAGGCGGCACACACGGCCGGTGCATCTGCATAGGTAAACTGATCGTCATTAATGTGAAAGACCTCGCTGCCAACCTTAGGACCACCGAGACCCGGCGCAGTCGCCGGCTTGGGCTCCTCAGTCTTCTCAGTCTTCTTGGTCACGGTGGTCGGAGCAAGGACGTTCATGTCAATAAATCCATAATACCAGAGAACCAGGACGATCAAAGCAGTCACGAGCCACAGCGCAAGGACGGCAACGATAGAGCCGGTGAAAAAAAGGACGAACAGGGTAAGGATCCCGACGAACGCCGACGAGATTAAAAGGGTTGCTTCAATGGACTGCATGTCTTATTACTAGTTGAGGCGATAATACATTAGCAAGCGCATCGTATCTGCCATGGGAAATTGCTGGGGTCCGTGGCTGTGGACTCGGTCGTCATTGTAGGTGACCCATGTCTTACCAGGCGGCATATCGCGGCCGTAGGTCCACCAATGACCTCCATCGTAGCACACGACGGCGAACAGCGCATAATCAATCTTGTTCAGAGTCAGAATACTGGAGTACGTAACCGTGGAGCGGAGCGAGGTCACGTGGAAGGCAAGGATCCGGGGGAACCCTGCCAACAGAAACTGCTTCGTACAGCCCTTGCCCTTACACTTTTCACACGTCCAGTCCGGAATCGCGTGGGGCTGAGCTGCCGCAACAATCGCATCCACAACGGTCTCCTTGGGCTTCGACGGAACAATCGGGAATTCAATCATGGATTCGCGCTTGCCATCCGTGTAGGGACAGTGATCACACTTGAGGCGATTCTCCACACTAAACCGGAACATCTTGTCCAGCATCGGGATCTTATCGCAGAGAAACTCCAGGAGCTCATGCGAGTCTCCAATTCCCTCGCCCGCGGGCATCAGGGTGGTATTCACACACGCGTAGAAGTCCTTGAGTCCCATGGCACCACTGGATGACCAGATCGTGTGGAGACAGACTTCGACGGGGTTGGTTGTATCGTGCTTTCCATCTTGAAACCGCTGCTGAAGGTCAGGGATCCGAAAGATAGCCTGAAGAGCTGCATTCACCCAGCAGGACCCTCGCTGATTGCGCAGACCGAAAGACTTCATTGTTAGTGGGATAGACTCCATGTTTAGTTAGCGAACGCTGAGAAGTCAGCTAAGTACGGAACTGGTTCCGTTTTGGACGAACCAATGCTCGGTGTAAATTCTTGATTTGAGTCAGGAATCAGGTCACGATCACCCGGCGTCCGGGACGATCCAAAGAACCGACTGTTAGGATCCGACCCCAATCCGGCTCCGCTTGGCAGCGCTCCAGACCTCCCAAGTGTCTGATTCTGCGACGGGCTCAGAATTCCAGCCCCCTCTACATACGTGGATACCGAGGGTCCAGGTCCAATCAGTGTCGGGTAGTCACGAGATCCTGCTGCACCTGACGAAGCATTGTTACCAAATCCAGTGAATGCGGGTCCCCAAATATTGCCATTATTTGTACCCGAGTTAGGCTCTGGGGTCAACGAAGACCCTCCCGTGGTGTTACCTGTTCCTCCGGTGGCGCCTCCGGTTCCTCCGGTGCCCCCGACCGTCGAAGGTGGTTTGCAAACGCCGTTTGTGAATGTGAACGGTGTCGGGCACGTCGGGGTCTTCGGGGCAGAACCTGTTGCACCGTTACACGTCTTAAAATCAGCAGACGTGGTGTATCCTGTGGGACAGCTGGGATTCGGGGCTGGGCCTTGTCCCATAGCTGCCAACAGCGCAGCATACCCAGATGCCGTCGATGCATTTGCCGAGGTTGTTTGCGCAGTTGTCAGTGCCAAATTTGCAGCTCCTGCGGGCTGTGTTACAAAATAGGCAACCAACAGGGCGCTGACGTCGGCCTTATTGGCAGACAAGAACGTATGGGCCGAAGGGGTTGTTGTCTTGATCTGTGCCAGGTAGGTTGTCATGAACGTATCGACCTTAGCAGATGTCACTGACACGGTTGCGGGCTGATAGACTGTTGAGTAAAACTCTCCCATCGCGCTCGAGATAATGCCGTCCACGAGCTTCTTCTGGTATGCAGCCAACTCGACCTCATAGCTAGCTCTATCCCCCGGCGTCGACTCGACGCCGGGTTCTGTCGGCATAGGTCCCGTGTTATTTTTAGTCTGAAGAGCAGTCACGAGTGCAGGGGACATCATTCCGACAATCAATGGATGGTCGGTATTCCCATACGGCGGTCCTTTGAGAGTTGCTGTCGGTTGAAATCCCTCATGGCGGGCTGACCACAGAAAGAGAGATACGGCTGCGACTACGAGTAAAACCCAGACCCACGTCTTCATTACACTCTTACAAGACATTTCGTGGAGGAAGGAACATCACAATGAGAACTGCCAGGATCGAGACGGCAGCGATTCCAATCGAAATGTACATGACCGTGTTGCTTATGGCGGGAGTGGTCTTTGTCTCTTCCTTGGTTGTGGTCTTCTCTTCGGCAGGGGCATTGGCACTATCGATCTGCATTTGACCCCAGACGGTATTCAGTCGATCCAGATATCCAGACTGGGCCGCACCGTTCTGTCCCCGGATGAAATAGGTCGTCAAGAACTCGCGAAGGAGCGCTTGATTTCCAGAGATCCAACTATCTTCCTGGAGTCCAAGGAAGTTATTGACCTGGGCAACGCTGATCGTAGACGTAGCCGGCCTGTACACTTGCCAGTAGAAGTCGCTCATGACCTTATGAACAGGGCTCATGTTTGCGCCATCTCCGTAGACAATCTTGAGGGCATCCGCATCTGTTATCGGGTTCGCGGCTCCGACGCGTATTTTGAGTTTAGCAAGCATCTCGGGGGGCATGAGAGCAATAAGCTGCCGAGCAGTTGCAGGAGTGTTGCCATAGGGAGGACCATGAATGGTTGCAGTATCTTCAAACGATTCACGGGTTGTCCAAAGAAAGAGAACCACAGCCACGACAGCAGGGAGCACCCACTGTGTCTTCATTGTCTTCCTACAAGACGTTTTCTCTGCAACCAGGACTGTTTGTTTCAGCGCACACGTCATAGAACAATGTCCCCGTCTTTCCCACTGTCTCGTAGTTTGCTTCTCCTATACGACGCGGTTTCTGTTGCTGTCTCAACGGTGCATAATATCCCTCCGGAACAGGACCACCGGGTCTCTTGTCTGCCGGGCTGTAGTCTTCTTCAGTTCGCGTATAGACCTGATCCCGACCATCTTTGGGTTCAAGTGCCTCGCTCGGGCTAAACTTTATCTGTTCAAGTTCTTTTGCTGCAGCACTTCCTCCGGGACTGATATGAAATCCATCGGCTAAGACCAGGCGGAGTGCACCAGGATCAATCGGCGTTCCTGTGACATCTGAACTTTCAAGGAATCGTTCAATATCTGCCGTTGTGGGTTTTTCGGTTGCTGGACTGTAGACTTTATCGTAGAATGAACGGATGGCCTTCATGTAATCGTCATCATTGGCTCCGATCGGGACCTGCGCATCAATCTTACTTTTCCATACAGCATAGACCGGAGACTTTGTATCCTCCGGAGGACGCTGGACGGCCGTGGCGACTCCTGCACTGCCTACGCCATACTTAGCAGAACCCTCTGTCGACGACGTAAACTCGGAATCTACGAATGTCTCTCGCATGGACAGAACAATAAGAAGTACAAGGAGTGTGAGTGCGAACCACTCGATCATTATTACTGAACAACACAAAACAGGGACTCCTCCTTCTTGGGGGGTGCTGCAGGAGGCAGAATCAAGGGTTGCTTAGGCCGGTTACTGCGGTCATCCGATGCATAATCTAGGGCATACACCCCCGATGCAATGGCCTTGTCCGACGACTCCACTCCTTCCCACGAGGATTCCATTGCGGAATATTTTTGCTGAGAGACTGGGTCACGCGAGGCAAACTGCTTAAATCCGGTCGCCGGAGTGTGGATTGCAAGGGACTTGGTGTAGTCGTCATACTGTTGGAGGGTACGACCACTGTGCAGCTTGACGGGTTGTGTGGCATTCAATTCAGCGATCGATGTCATTTTATCACTCTCTTATATAAATGCCTACAACAGTTCTCCGTGGCGGTGACAAGAAAGAGGAAGCTAAGGAGCTCCTGAAGACGCGGCCTCTTCTTGTGTTGTTTTTTATGGATGGGTGCAGTCACTGTGAAGCCAATAAGCCGGCATGGGAGGAGGCGAAGAAGATGGCCGATGTTGACACGGCTGAGATTGAATCCGAGGCAGTTCCGGAGAACGAGGCAAATGGGTTCCCGACCATGAAGTACATGAGCAATGACGGTGTCAAGACCATCTCGGGTCAGAAGGACTCCGGAGAAGAGATCATGGATGAACTGAAGGTTCCCAAGAAATTAAGTGGAGGCAGACGTCGTCGCCTGCGTTCCCGTCGGCACATTAATCGACGGGGTGGGCGGAGAAGCCGGGCCCGTACCCTTCGCAGCTACGTATCCTTCTGAGAGAAGCTTATCGGTGCGCTGTCCCTTGGCCATGAACTTCAGAAGACCGGCGTGATCGTCGGTGACCACTGTGTGGAAGTTGCGCTGGGCCTGAACCATCTCAAAGACATCGGTCGTATCCATGTAGATATTGGACGTCTTGGCAAAGGCTGCATTGACCTCGTCGCGAATGTCTCTGCGGGTCACATCAGCAGCCGGCGGCATATTGGGATTGTCCAGGATATCCGTCAAGTGCGGGTTCATGAAAGGGTTATCATCGGACGGGCGAGTCTCGAAATCACCCACGTAGCCCGAGACAACCAGTCCGTTGCCGAACGACTCTGTGATCTTCTTAGCCCGAGGGAACAGTGTGTTCAGAGCAACTGTAACACCCATAACCAGAGGGACCAGCCCAAGATACATAGGCTGCATGCTCGACAGAAATAGGAGGAGCGACAGGTACACAGAAAATCGGACCACTGCATTCAGAGACTCCGAGACAGTCATGGCTGCTGTCGGAACAAATTTGTACCAGGCGCCCTGGCTAAACAGGACACTTGGTTCGGAATACCAAAAGGGCTCAGCTGACATCTCTCTTATCTTCACTTGCGAGACTTTTCCTGTTGCTTCCTCTGTAGGCGTGCCAACATGCGAGCACGACGGGCCTCGGGGGAGTTGGACAAAATCTGGCGAGACGTATTTCCTGTAGCGGGCTGCTCGCGGCCGACCACCATCTCATTCATGTACTTTCCAAAGGACGACGTCATCTTAGCACGCAGCATCTCAATCTCGCGAATGAGTTCCTGCTGGTTGATCTTGCCCGACTCGACACGGTCCTTCAGGAGCTCCTGGGCGCGCTGCATAATCACCTTCAGAGCATCGCTGTCCTGAGGGTTCTGCATCAGGCGGATAAGCTCATCGGGGTCTTCCAGGTTAATGTCCAGATCCTCAAACTTGATCGACTGCATCATGTCGCCAATCAGACTCGCAAGGCGAGTGTTCATCACCAAGTCCAGGATCTCCTTCATCGAGTTCTGGGTCTCCTCATTCTCCAGAATTCCCATGACCTCATCCTGGCGGCCACCCGGAATGAGCCCCTTGACCTGCTCAAAGATCGCCGCAAACTTCTCCTTCGGGTCTCCATGGAGCACGGAATACATCAGTGCCATGCGGACCTTCTGCCACGACTCATCCGAGCCATCCCACTTCACCCGAATACCGGGAAACAACTCAGGTGCCGTGTCCGTATCCGTGAACAGCGTATTGTCCTTCTTGACAATCTTCATCAAATGGGGAAGGAGTTCCTTCTCAATGTGAGCAAACAGTTCATCGGATGCCTTGGGAAACTTCGTATCCGACATCCGCTCCTTGAAATGCTGAAGCAGGTTTTTCAGGTGCTCCATTTATATGTGTAGTAGAGGAGTCTTGTAAGCGTATTACGAGGAGCGGTTGCCACCGCGAGTGGCGAACTCGGCACGCTGGGCATCTGTCAAGCAAACATATCCCAGATCGCCCGAGAAAGGGGATCCCTTGCACTCGGGACTCTGCTTGTTGTTAGCAAACTCGTAGAGCTTCTGGTCATCGACTTGATCATAGGGGTGCTCGGGGGTCGGGAGCGGTTCCGTTCCCAGGAGCGGCGAGCTCGAGAATCCCTTGACCTCACCTGTCTCCACGGGCATACCCTTCTCCTTCTGCATAAACTTCTCCTTCACGACAGGGGAGGCCGCGAGGAGGGTTGAGTTAACAAACAGTCCGGCGAGGACGGCTGCGACGAAAAACGCAAGGACGGCTGTAGTTCTCTTCATACTTGTGTTTGTGGAGAGAAAAGACTCACCCGCCGTCCAAAATGGATCCATTCAGGCCAAACAAAGACGGATGCACCATGGAGCCCATCAACTACAATAAGATGTACCTTGCCGACCTGAAGCTCATCGCCAAGACTCGCCGTATCAAGATGTATTATGTGAAGACGAAGGAGGAGCTGGTCACTCTTCTGAGTATGGCTGAGCTACCCCAGGCTATGAAGGTCGAGAAGATGACGATCCATCAGCTTCGGAAGGAGGCGAGGGCACGGAACATCTCTGGATTCTGGAGCCTTCGCCGGGGGGACCTTGTCACTCTGTTATTTCCGGAGAATGTCAACCAGGCTGCCCCGAATAAGAATGAGGAGAATCATGGCGAGGCAGACAAACATCATCAACCAGAGGAGCATGACCCCAAAGAGGTAGGGGTAGAGAATGTTGAGAATTCGTGAAATGATTGGCCGTAGAACATCGGTCTCAAGACTCGCCTGCAAGTCAGGTGACTTCAATTTTTCAATTATATCCTGGATGAGCGGGTCTAGAAACTTCGTCATCGCGAAATTTGTCTCTTCGTCAGTATAAACATACAATGAAGCTCACGCAACCGAAACTCATCCGCCTGGGCATTGTACTTGCTGGTGTTGTCGTCCTGTATACGCTGTTTACTTCCTACGGGGGCGCCAAGGGGTCCCTCCTGGACCGCGCCTCTGAGCTCGGCGGCTCGGGTCCGACTGGACCCTTGTCGGACGCTGGCCCTAACATGGATCTGCCCTTCAGCATGGGTGGTAACGCCGCCTCCGCCGCCGGCATGCAGGGACGCACCCCGGCCTCCCAGCAGACGTACTCGGAGACCACCCTGGACTCGTCTGAGCTCCTGCCGAAGGGTAAGATCGGTGCCTCGTGGGCCGCCGTGAACCCCGCCAGTGGCGACGACCTCAAGGGCCAGAACTTCCTGCAGTCTGGATACCACTCCAACATCAACGTGATCGGTATCTCGCAGACCAACCGGAACCCGACGTATGACATCCGCTCGGAGCAGCCGAACCCGCAGGGCACGGTCGGTCCCTTCCTGAACACGACGATTGACCCGGACCCTTTCAAGGCCACTCGCGGCCTGGAGGGACTTTCTGCTTAATTTGATATAGTATAAATGGACCTAGTTTCACATGTTAAATCATGTTTAAGCACTGTACGGTCGGGAATAAAAAGACTACCAAACGAGATCCACGAGTATACAGGCTATAGCGGTTCTTACACTCGCGAATTTTACAACTTAATCTGTTCTATTGAAAACGTCTCGTATCTCGAAATTGGAACCTGGTATGGAAGTTCATCGATCAGTGCATTGTATGGTAACACTGTGAATGCCACATTCATAGACAATTGGTCAGAGTTTGACGGTGATAAGACTATTCTGATATCAGCTCTTGAACAATACAAGGGAAAGAGCACCTATACATTGATTGAGTCAGACTGTTGGAAGGTCGACGTCACATCACTGCCAAAATATGACGTGTACCTATATGA